TATATCAATATCTTCTGGTGCAGTTGTTGGTGTTTGTACTGCATAAAATCTCATCAAATCTTTAGCATCTTCTCTTGACATTCCTGACTCCAATAATTTTCCAAAGAGTTTACCAGGATCATTATCCACAGAATAATCTTGCAAAAATTTTTCTACACCTTTTGGAGCATCTAATGGTATATATCCTGTTTTCTTAGATGGTAAAGTAATTGCCCTTGCATCTCCACCTTTAGATACTGCACTCATATATGCTTGATCTTTGGCTTGTTGTTGTTGTGCCTTTGCACCATATAATTGCCCTGCTGTTTCTACTCCTGCTTTTAACACTCCAAGACCAGCCTGTTTACGCTCTGCTTTGTCCTGGTCCATTGCTCTGGCATAATCCAACTTGGCTCTTGATTTTGCCTGTTCTTCGCTTTGATATATATCCTTACCAGTATCGGCTACAGTTCTTCTTACATCTGCTTCGGCTTCTCTTAATCCTCTTTGTGCTGATACGCTACCTTGCAAACCTTTGTTAATCATGCTACCCATATATCTTTTATTAGCCAAATTCGCTTGTTTAGTGGCTGTTGTTGCAGTCCTACCTAAGACATTCATCTCTTGGCCTGGAGTAAGGTTTCCCTGGTCTTTTCTTTGTCTTAATAGCCTTCCATATCGACTATTTTGAAATTTAGGTTGTAAAAATCTTGAACCAGTTTGTAAGCCTTTGCCTACGCCCTGGGCGATCATCATCATTGTCATTGGGTTAATTGCCATGATTTACTCCGTTTCAATTCTCATTTGTTCCACCGAGAATGCATTGGTACTCGATGGAGTTGTTAGTTCTATTTCAAAGTTCTTTCCATATCGCTTTATTGGAAACCTGTTCACACCACCATCAGCAGTAATACTTTTAGTGAATGATACACTTCCTGAACCATCCAGGTAGATATTTACAGTTAATGTATCGGTTCCTGTAAATTTGACCATTCCATAACGAATTAATTTTTTTTGGTCAAGGTCTAAGCGAAATCTTTTACTTTTCCAGACTGTGCCTACTGCTTCATCTACGTCAAATTTCTTTATGTCTGTATCGGTATTGTCCCAGGTAATAGGATAACTGTTCTCGCCATAGGTTAAAATATCCAAATTGGTGCTTGTTTCTGCCTTTCTCCACGTTTTTAACACTACATGGTATGCCCATACTACCTGGGTTGCAGGGCTTCCTGTTTCCCATGTATACAACACCTCTGAATCTTTCTGGTTGTATATTCCCTTAATATCTTTTTTACTGTTAGCAAGATTAAACTGATCTTCAATTGGTAAACTTATTTTATCCATTATAGATGGTGTTGCTGTTGAATCTGCTACCATATTGGAGGTCAATGCATAGATACCATCGTGGAATACATAATATACACTATCGTGTATTTCTACAACCCCTTCAGGTGCGATGTTACCTATACTGTGCTTAGATTCTGTTATGGTCCAAGAATTAGGATCTGCTGGGTCTGGCACATTCATAATGAATATAGCCTGTGGTTTAAATATGACAAGCCTACCAAATAATATTGCAAGTCCTGTAACTGCACCACCTTCTCTGTCATCTAGGGTAATTACATTAGAGACTGGTCGCACATCGTACTGGTTTAACTCACTATAAGCAATCCAATCAGGTCTTTCTTCTTGTTTATCTTCTGGATTTAAAAATAAATCACCCATAAACAGCCTACCTTTTAATTTGACTGAATGTTGGGCATTAATGCGATTAGAATAAACAGATTGAATACTAGATTCGCCTAAATCCTCTAGTCTATAATCCTGACATACTACACGAACATTAGTTCCTGATACAACCTGAAATGCCATGCCTGGAGTAGTTGCTCCCTGGGCGTTAGTTTGCTTAAAACTACTTATTGCTGTTACTGGATTTCTTACAAACCCAGAATCGGAAACAACGTCAGATTCAACACTTTCATTTAATTTTACCCAACACCCACCTAATGTTGGTTCGTATGCACTGTTATCCTCAATCACATAACTTTGATCATTTGGGCATAGTAGAACAGCACCAGCATACGATCCTGCTATTAATAGATTCCCTGTGGTATCTGTTCCAAGCGTTCCTGTGATGTCATCAGGATCTAAAAAATGTAAAAATGCAATTTTTGGACCACCAAAAGCCCCACCAGAAGATGAAGATTTTCCAGATGGACCATAATTACCACCACCTATGTATGCTTCTATTTCCCAATCAGCACCAATCATTGTCCCATCGTCTAAATAAGCATTTCCTATATTTGCACCATCATCTAGGTCAGCCTTTGAATAAGAATTTCCTAAACTTTGTGCCCTAATAAATATATCACTGTTTACAGCGTGTGTTGTAGGTGTTGAATTTGTGCTACCATCAAATAATGTAACTGTTGCAGAAGGACTGCCAAGACCATGACGATCAATTCCAACTATTACACCACTGGCTGGTGTTTTTAATTTAATTAAACCAACATCACCAGCATATCCAGTTCCAGAAGGTGGGGATGCCTTAATTGTTGTACTGTTTGTTACTTCAGTTATGGTCCAGTCAATTCCTGTCGCTGGTGTTGGCGTTGGCGAACCTGACCCTGCATTTGCAACACGAAATACATCTCCTACTTCAAATTCAGCAGTATCATACATTGCTGTATTTAATGTAAACGTATATGGAGAACTACTTCCTGATATGGTTGCAGTGTATATTGTGGATTGCGATGCAGTTGAAACTGAATTAATAACTATAGATTCTTTATTTATTTCACATTTATAAGTAGTTGCCAATGTATTATCTTTATTCAGAGTAGATACAATCATATAAAGTTGCGAAGCAGTCATGGGTCGTTTTAATGGCGAGTGATATACAGCAAATTGATTTACATTGCTTGTCCCAGGACCCTTCCACTGGGTTATCCCATCAATGCCATCCCAACCAAGACTTGGCTTTATACTTAAAGCGAAATCATTTCTTCCAGTATATTCGTTTTCACCAGCATAACCAGTAAGATTATCTGTTGTTTTTAAAAATACCTGATCTCCTCTCCAGGTTAGCAAGGTGCAACGAGCATTTGCTTGAACAGTAGGAATAGCCTCTTGGGTGTCTACAAAGGTCATGTGACCTACAAGTTGATAATTAGAGTACCCATCAAAACTGGTTGTATTTGCAAATTCTGTGGCTCTGTATACATTTAAACCTGTAATACGTTTGTTTAAAGCATTGGCATCAAATTCTATATTTAACTCAATAATTTTTTTGTTAATGTCTGTATCGGATAAGACTATTTCTTTTGATTTATCAAATAATGTTTCCTGGATTCCATCATAAATAGCAGTCAAATTATATTTTACGCTGTTTCCTGGTCTTAAAGATTTATTTGTATTGTACTGCACATTACTTGTAATTGAAAATGGGTTATTCAGTTTATTTGAGTAAGCATACCAGTTAGCACTTGCAGATACTGTATTATTAAATAATGACCTGTTAATATATCCAAGCCATATTCCTTTTGCTTCTGTGCTACTTATTTTACCCACAGCACCAGGAATAAATCTGATGTCATCCCCACTAACAACAATAGGATTTCTATCTTTTTTGTGGTATATGGTAGGAGTAGTTGAAACATTTGCTGTGTCCACCTCAGTAATATTGTAATTAGTCATAAGGTCTATCCACCTGTAATCGCAATCACCAGTTCCACTCCAACTATTAGACAACCAGCCAATATCTGTTATTCTGTATAAGTCAGCACTTGGATCTCCTGTTGGAGTGTCTGCATCGGTTCCATAACTGGCTATATAACCTTTGGCGTGTTCAAAAAATTCATAACCACCATGAGTCTCTGTTACACAGTCTGCAAAACAAGTAGGATTCCAACTTCCCTTCGCTGAAGTTGTAGGCTGACAGGCTACTTTTGGCTCCCTGGATGAATCTACTAAATACAATTTTCCATTCGATAATGGCGATGCAACAAATCCAGCACCAACAACTAAATATTTTGAACCAGGAGAATTGTATGTAGAAGAGATAAACTCGATAGGTGTACTTGCACCAAACGTACTTGAATTAACATGATCAAAACTGTGCATCACGCTTGTATCGTTATGTGTGCTGTATTTTAAATATCTATTTACACCACTTGTATAATGAACAACTACGCTGTCACTCTTACTACTGTTTTCATTAAAATCTGTTGATTCTAAACCTAATAAGTTTCCACTTTGAGAACTCACACCAGTATACCAATTAGAGTTTAAACTGTCAGTTGTGTCGTGGTAATACAAAGAATAATTAGATCCGTTTGTGGTCCCAACAATTAAGTAATTATGAGCAACATCCGATAAACTTGTTGCACCAGAAGAAGTTAATTTATTGGTTTGTGCTAAAGATGTTAATCCTGCATACTCACTTGTATGCACACTTACCCCAGTAATTGTTACTGTTGATACTGAATCACTTGTATTGACTTTATAAAGACCATTGTCTTTTACCAGTACATACAATAAACCAGAATGTACTTTCATAAATGAAGTATCTGTATTATTTGTAGAACTCATGCTTGAGGACACTACACTTTCAGATATATTTGTTGATGAGCCACTAAGATAGTATTTAACTAAAGGGTTATAATCTGTCCCACCATCTGTATAAGAATAATGAACATATATAGCCTTATTAAATCCAAGCATACTACATACTTTAAAATTGCTTTTTGTTTTAAAAGTATTGTATTGAGTTTCGCTTAAATCTGCCATTGTTGAACCATCATACGATACCATTTCCTGTCCATCGGCATCGGTTGTCATTAAGGACAACACTTTCCCATTCATACAACTTATTGCAATTTTAAATACTTTTTCCTTGTATTGAGTTGCACCTCCATACGTTACTCTATCTATAGAATTAAGGTGAGTTTGATGTTTTCCACCAAATGACCTTGCTACTCCACCTGTGGTAAGGGTATTACTAAAAAAACTACCACCCCAAGACTGGGCATTGTCTGTGTTTATTCCAACTTTTGTTGTCGAAGGTATAGAATCTGCTTGTTCAAAAACTCCAGCACCTGATATTGATGCCTGTGGCGATGCATTATCTTTACAATCCTGGACCAATACATAATCATCTTCTGCGATTCCATGTGCCGATGCTGTTTGAAACCACATAATATCATCTTCTATCTGCAAATAGTCATTGACATCAGGGAGTGAAAAATCATACCACCACAATTTTACCTTATTATCTCCTCCAATAGTAACCAGCAAGTATCTGTATCCATCTCCAGCATCATTAGCACTAACACTCCCCATTGCCAATTTATCTGATATAAAGGTGTAAATATTATAGACGAGGTAAGTGGTCCCTAACTTGGTATTTACAAAGGATAGCCCTATTGTGGGGATTCCTGATGGTGTTCCTGCACCAAAAGTTTTCTCTAACTTACCAGCCTGAATTTTTAAGTTTTTAATTTCCTGGGCTACGTTATCTGGAAGGTCCTCAATATCTGCATTGGTAAGAACCCCATCAAAATCTTTTATATCAATAAAATTTGCCATTAACCAACAGGATAATTAGGGTAAATAGGGTCAATAAGAGCATTTTGACTGGAATAATCAAATGGTAAGCCTTCTCCTACTACATTCGTGGCTGGATTCTGGTTGTATCTGCTAATATACTCGTATCCCCTGGCTAGGGCTGAGTTCATGCGATCTGGCTTATTAGACAATCTCCATAACTCTGCTTCTGCAAACTCTAGGATCGCATCGTGAAATATGGCGTTTAAATCACAGTTTACTGCTGGTGATGATTCTGTTAATACAGAAGGAGTCTTGATATAATAACAATCCACATTGGCTGTATTATTGTAAATGTATATCCTACCTTTAAAAACAAAATAAACAGGCTCGGTCCCACTAAATGAGATATACCCTGTTGTAAAATCTTTAGCCATATCAAAAGATACTTTTCGTATAAAACTGCTATCATTAATTCGTATTCCTAATATCCCCAGTGGTCCACCAAATGGATCAGAAGCCAGGGCTCCTGCTTGGGTTGGGATAAAATAACTTTTAAAATGTGTATCAACATCGTTATCAGTAACCATAGATATTCCAGTTACCAAAACATGAAGATCGGTTAATAAATGTGGGTTTAATGCCTGGATAACCTTGTCCTGGGCACGATTTAAATATCGCTCCTTAATAGCAGTAGAAAAAAGGTCTCCTGCTGAGTCCTCCATTCTGTCTCCTAATATGGTGTTCATTACTTCTGTTGTCATGTTTTCTCCAGGCTAAATATCCCCCCCTAAAAAAAGAGGG